CCGCAGGCAGTATTCATCAGACAAGTTCAGTCCCCACTTGATTAACCAGTAGGCATTGTGGATGCTCTCCAGTGCCCACTTGGTACAGGGATGATTGCGGAATGCTCCTTTCTCGGTCTTGTAGGGTGTTCCATCTGCCTTAGGAAGAGTGCCGTACCCATGTCCCCACTTCTCTGATGCCACGATAGAGAGCATCTGACAGCACTCTAGTGGCATCTTAACGATGTGCTTATCGGGGAGGCAAATGGCACTCTCAGCAGGAAATGGATTTGTAACGAAAATGTTCATCAACCAAAAGTAGAATCAGGCTCCAGAGCAATATGATAGGTCACATCGAATCCAGTATTCTTGAATCGTGACAAAAGTTTAGAAGAAATCACAACCTCATAATTACCAGGAATAATTTTGATATTTTCTACCTTGAAGTTGAAAGAGAATACTTCATCAGTTTCACCAACAACCACAGAGAAATCATTAGATGTATCGTTCTTCTTATCACGAACTACCAGTTTCACCACACCTGCTTCACCAACCACAGACAGGTCAGGAAGTTGATAAACAGCAGCAGCCTTAAGGAGTTTATCAAGTTCTTTGGTATCAAGAAGGAAACAAACATCTTCAGAAGGAAGAGAGATTTCTTTGTCGGGTGGAGTGATGATTACGTTAGGGTCTGCAAAGAAATACTTGGAACGAGACTTGCCTTCTTTGATGACAACATAACCATCGTTTTGGAAATCAAGTTCAGCATTCTGATGAAGATTCAGACCATTCAGAAACTGGTTCAAATCATAGATACCAAAATCTTTAGGAAGTTCTTCTTCAATCTTTGCTTCTGCAAGGATATTCTTCATCACAGAAATAGTGCGAAGAGTGCTTCCTTCTTTAAACAGAATGGATTGATTGATAGAAGAAAAGTTCTTCAGCAGAGTCAGAGTTTTATCAGAGAGTTTCATAATCAATAAGGAAAATCGGAAGTAGAATTTTTGTGAAGACCAGCGAAGTGGTACAGAAGGATACAATAGTGGATTGCTTTCAGAATGTCCATCTTTGATTTACCGTTCTTCTTACCAAAACGAGAAAGATATTTGATGGCATTTGAACGTGTAAATGCTTCCGCATCACCAATACTCTCAATCAAATCAAGAGTTTGAGTTTTAGATTGCTCCGATGTGTAGTGAGAATGATATGTACTAGAAAGATATTGCTCAACCTCCTTCAGAGTTTTGTCTTCTTCATATTTCCAGAATCCATTTTTATTTGTATCTTCAGGCATACTCAAATTAAATACAGGTTTATCAAGTTTTACATAATTGCTAGAAACATAGTCATCCGAAAGTGAGATTGTATCAACTCCACTTCCTCCAGAGATTCCATAAGAAAAAAATGTAATTTCGTCTTTAGTGTCAGTCATTTTTCATAAAGTAATAAAGAGAAGGAGGCACTTTTTACCTCCTCATATTCTATCAGGATTGAGGTTGTTGGTCAAGGTTGTATTCTACATACTCACCTTCTGTGGGCATTTGGAAATCAGCATCTACCTTGTCATACAATTCAATGAATGCTTGCTTAGTTTCATCATCAAATCGTGCAGTGCAAACATCGATTGCTTTTGCTTTGTTACCAAAGATACTGTAAGCACGAACAATGTGAACCAGGCGACGGGTGCTGATGATTTCCTCAATACCACCATCGTAGAAGGTCTTGCGGATAATATCTGCCCAATCGACCAGACGCTTGCAGAAGTCGCGGTCTTCCACGCCAAGATCCAAAGAAACACCTTCAAGGATCTTCTGCTCTGTTGCAGGGGCAGGATAGGACTGCTCGAAGGTCACAGGGAAACGCTCAAGGAATGCTTCGTTGAGCACGTTGGTGCCGATGAAGCGACCGTCATCAGAACCTTTACCCTTGGTGTTTGCAGTAGCAATCACATTGAATCCAGCAGCAGGTTTAACCCAGCGACCAATCTTTTTCAAGAAAACACCTTTACCTTCAAGGATAGATTGTAGGCACAGAATCTTGTTGCTAGCGAGGTCGATTTCGTCAAGAAGCAGGATTGCTCCTCGCTCCAGTGCCTCAATGACGGGACCGTTGTGCCAAGAAGTATTCCCATCAACAAGGCGGAAACCACCAATAAGATCATCTTCATCAGTTTCGATCGTAATATTTACACGAATCAATTCACGCTTAAGTTGAGCACACGCTTGCTCCACAGAGAACGTTTTACCATTACCCGAAAGACCCGTAATGAACGTAGGATAGAAAAGACGGGACTGAATAATTTTTTTAACATCAGCAAAGTTACCAAACTTGACGAAGGTATCATCTTTTTCGGGAATAAGATTTTGCTCTACGGGAGGAACCACTGCAGGTGCTTGAAAAGTACGTTCGATTTCTTCTACTTTTTGTTGAGTCACTTCAAGATTCCATTTGCCACGGCCAACTTTAAATTGATCTAGTTTTTTAGTGACAGTTTGATAATTTGAGTCATTCAGAGCACACCAAGCACGAATATCAGCACCAGTCACGGTATTGCCGTAGAGTGCCTGGAGAGAAGTGCGGATGTAGTCGGAAGAGAGTGCCATGTGTGTTTCGTTTCAACCTAGTCATTATAAATGAAAAAAGAGGTCTCAAGGACCCACAGTGGTCAGTTCGCCAACTGGTTCCTGAGTTCCTCAAGGTAGTCAGCACTAGCAATATGTCCCGTATATCCAGGATAATATTTTTTCACAAGTGCTGGAATGCCTATAGCAGTTGTGCTGCTATCACATTTAATCCATATTTCTTTAGTGTCATACTTCACAACATGTTCAAGTGGAAATTTTTGTTTCATGCTACCAAAGAAATAAACTCACCAAGAACTTTCTTATTTAGTTTTTTGGTCTTCAGAGACTTGACGAAAGCAGATTTGATTTGTGCTTTGGTTGCACATTCATGAACATCAAACTCAGTGTCTTGTGCAAGTGCAGTAGCAGACAGTCCAAAGTATGCATCATATCCAGAGTTGGTGATAGTAAAACTCTTTAGTTTCTTCCAATCGCTTTGGATCTTTTCATATTGTTTATCAAGTTGAGAATGATAAAGTTGAATGAAGCGATAAGCATTACGGCTTTCAAGAACGCGAATACCAATAAAGTTCATTGAAGAAAACTTATCCTTCAGGTTCTTGAGAAGAGTGTCAGTAAATGTGTGATATCCATAATCAACATTATAGGTTGTGCCAAGTTTACGATCACGAAGGAAGGTGCTTCCAGGATAAACATATCCAGTTCCAAGAACAGGATCTTTTGAATAAGAACGACGAACCTCTTTGTGATAGACAAGTTGGTTTGCTTCACCATCAGTCAGAACAATACATTGAACTTTCTGAAGTTTGTTTTCTTTCTGAAACTTAGGAAGAATCTGATGAAGAGAAATCAGTGCCTCATTCAATGGAGTTCCAGAAAGAGCCATACGATTAGAGTATGTGTAAGGAGAACTATAGGTTCTACCAAAGCAATAGGCAAGACGCCAAATATTGAGAAGTTGATGCTCTAGATCTTTACCATTCACCTTACTGGTAAGAATATTCATCATAGAGAAAGTTTCATCTACAACCAACAAACTTTCTTTTTTCTCATAATGAGGAGTACGATCTGCAGCAAGATACTTATCATTCTCATAATCATACTCTCCACGACGCCATTCTTGAGTGAAAGCATACACTTCAAAAGGAATAGAAACCTTCTTACAGAACCACACAAGATTGAAGAGTTGCTTGCAAGTATCAAGCATCACATCAGCCATAGAACCACTCCAGTCCAGTACAAATACCAGACCATGATTCTTACCATCAGGAATCACAGAAACTTTCTTGAAAAGGTCTTCATTGTACTTATAGGTGTGAAGACGAGCAGTATCAAGAACACCAGTGCGAGCAGTTGATGAGCGAGCATACTGATCTGCAGCTTTGCGACATTCAAACTCTTTAACCAGATAGTTAACTTCTTTTTGAGCAGAAGTCTTGAACTTTTTAAACTCAAGGTCAGACTCTTTATAAAGGTTTACTGGAGTAAACCCCTTATCATTGGCATGATTGATATGAAGAACCTGCTGATGAACAAAGGAGGTATCAATTTCCTTATGAACTTCAGAATTCTTGGCAATAACTGTAGAAAGATTCAGTTGAGGAACTTCAACATAGGTGTTCTCATAAGTATCGGTTCCAACAAGATCACGAATCTTTTCCTCAAGAGAATCGGCAGTGCGAACTTCAGGTTCATTCTCTTCACCACCAAATTTTACTGGAGTTTGATCTCCCTGAGCAGTTCCACCATAGGACCCATCACACTCTTCAGGTTGAGAGTTATTACTCTCACCTTCTTCTTCGGAAGAAGACTCATTACTCTCCACAATTTCGTTGACAGGAGACTTAGAATCTCCCTTCATTTCATGAGAATCAAAGTCGGCAACCTTTTGTTGCTGTTCTTTTTCTTTCTTACAATACTTATAAAGTTCTTCAGCAGCAATCAGAACATCTGCAAAAGTTTCTGCAGAAGAAATCAAATTAATGATTTCAGACTCTTCTCCATCTTCAATAGGAATATAAGTATAATTTCCAATTTTAAAAAATAGATTTGCACGGTCGGCAAGATTAAAGGTAGAGATATCTTCTTCTTCAATCTGAAAGAAATCATCTTCATTCAGTTCTTTATATCCATTGTAGAAAGTCTTAGCAAGTCCAGCATACTTGCGCTTCATCAGTTTCTCAACGCGAGCATCCTCAACTACATTCACGAACTGTTGAGGGACTTTTACCTTCTTTAACCAGTCTTCATCAGGAGTAAAAAGAGCATGACCTACTTCATGACCAACCAGAAGGTCATACACAAGATTGCTTGCCTTCTCCCACAAAGGAAGAGTCAGTACACGAGTATGGACATTAAAGCAAGCAGTTGAAACCTTTTTGTGCTCTACTACCAGGTCTTCAGTAGCAAGCAGTTTGGCGAGTTGAGACTTGATTTCGTGGCGGATGGACATTGGGTTTGTTGCGTATGCAGGTATCATAAAACGAAAGGTCGCCCTTTGGACGACCCATGTGACGCTTTTTGAACTGGGCCAGTCGTGCTTTCGCCTGGCGCAGTGCTTGCGGTTTAAGTTTTCGTTTTTGCTCCTTCTTGGAGTGATGCTGCCAGTTTGGAGTGTTCATTGTTCTTTGGTGGTTCAGACCACCATACGACTAAATCCTTTGACTTTCTCTAACCTTGTACCAGATTATTTATTGTCCCACCTTTTTAATGCCGATTGTCTCATCTTTTCTTTTGTTTCTTGAGAATGTTTTGTTCCTTCTCTATTATTTCCTCTTTTTTTCGCAGCAACTTTCATTTTTTCTATTGTTTCAGGGCTCATTTTTTTACCTTTACCACCCTCTCCTATTTTTCTTTTATGTTCTTCAGAAAGTTTTCTACCAATCATAGACATTCTATGTTTTTCTATCTGCTCAGGAGTTCGTTGTCT